CTTCAGGCGAAACCGAGCCTGGGGATGGAAGAAGGGTGACGTGTGCTCGTGATCCGCAAGATACTTGATGAGCTTGGCGTCTTTTTCGCCAAATTCATCAACGTGTTTCCCCAGAGAGACCCGCGCGGCATTCACAACGGTCAGGTCATCTCCAAAGGTCTCAAGGAGCTCTACTTTGCAATCCTCAAACATAATGTTATTAAAGTTGAATATGAAAATCAGTTGGGGGCACCACTCTGCGATAGAGATCCTCCAAGCTCAGCGTCCGATCCGTGTCAAAGTAGAGACCGGCAATCTTGTTGAACAGATGGATGTAGGTAATGACCACAGTCAGCACTACAAAGATCGTTTCCTGCATTACTGAATGTTAATGTTTTGCGTCCTCGGAAGCCTACGCGACAGCACGACCCGCTGCGTGCCACCCACAGACATATCGTCGCCCTCCTGGATGCCCTCAATCGCGCGCAGTGCCTCGGCGACCCGCTGGGGCTGATCGGCAAACTGAAGAAGGAGCTGCGTGCGAATTGCTGTACGACGAAGAGGGGGGCGAAGAGTGCGTGTCGAGCGAGCAATCGTGCCTGCACCGCCCTCAATGACAAAATTGTCAAGGTTGTTGCCCTGCATGAACTCTAGCACACCGGCACCCAGCTGCGTCTTGCGATCCTTCAGCGTCTTAATCTGTGCCTGCAGAGCACGAACCTGATCATCAAGTCCAATCCACTCCCTCAGTGTCTCGCGAATGTGCGTTGTGTCACTCTCCGGTGTCTCCATGCCCTTTTCCTCGTGCGCCTGTGAAAGCCACCTGCAGTTGGAGGAGGCGTCTTTGCAGCCTCCAGTGTCTTCTCGCGAAGAGCACTCAGTCCTTCCCGCGCCTTGTCTGACGATCCCGCAAGAGACTCCGATATCATCTTGAATGCACTTGCCAGGTCCTCACCGAGCTGCTCACGACGCACATTTATCTTGGCAACTGCGCGGTTCCCCTCTGTGAACACATTGGCAAGCATGTCGCCAAACGGAGGAGGAATGGCCCGAACATATGCATCGGTGGCGGCCGCAAAGTCCTGCCGGCTGAGAGAGATCAGGGCAATCATGGGCCAGGCGATCATGCCGAAAACAGCCGCCATTGCCAACCCGGCCATACTGGCATACGGAATGGGCAAAAGACCGACCATCGGAGGGAGTGCAGCCTGAATTGATTTCGTCAGGATCTTGCCCCCCATCAGCATGAGATCAAGCGAGGCACCCAAAATACTGCCAATTGCAGGAAGGTGTTCCGCGCTGTCCAAGATAAACACAGCTGAAAAAAGACCAGCCAGCATCGTGCGAAAGACCTCGGGATTGCCCTTGACGGCATCTACGAACGAGCTAACCTGAGGGCCAAGAAAGTCACCTGAGTCGGAACCTCCACTCTGCTTTCCATACCGCTTGAGCTCCTCCGCATATCCCCGCTCACGACGCAGCGCCTTTAGCAGAAGGTCAATGCGCTCGTCTGTGGTTTCTGAGTTGAGTTTATATTTGTTTAGAATGTCGCGAAGGCCCATTACTATAGGCTTAGAATTTCCACTTCTTATCGCACTCCAGGCAAGTGACGAAGGTCGTCATCGGCTCATCCGCCGAGCGTGTCTGGAGCTGGTAGAAGTCACACCGGGTCTTCTTCTTGCAAGACGAGCAGTGCAGGAAGATTGACGCCGTGGACTTCTTTGAGTACATTGCCTTCTTCTTGTCAATGATACTCTGGATCATCTCCTTCCATCGCTTTGGGTTCAGATCCACCAGCGTTGAGTCCACAAACTTCGTGGCCTCCATCCCGGCCGCCATCTCGCGATAGGGATACAAACTAACTGCACGGCTGCGATACATGTCCACAAACACCGTATTTGTCCAGTCAATATCCACGAACCATCGCTGTGCATCGTGAATACAGCGGTTCAGAATAGCCGTCTCAATCTCCTCGCTCTCAAACTTTTCCCGCACTCGGTCCCGCATGGGGTGCTCCACAAAGACGTTGGATGCGTGGAGCATATGGACCGTCACATGCGGACGGGCCTCACCCTCCTCCGTGTCATCCGGTTCATCTTGGACGGGATCGCCATTTCCATCATCCTCCTCGTATTCACCTTCTTCGTCATCTTCCTCCTCTTCGTTAAAGGTACAGGTCTGGTAGAACTCGTCATACTCAGACGACTTCAGATCCAGATACTTGGATGCCTGCCGATCATAATCATCTGGATTGGGATTGGCCGACTTGAGCACCGCAATGGATCCCTGAAAGGAATCGTCATGGAAGGGCGGAGGTAGCATATGTTGGTTCGTGTGCTCATCCTCAACCTCAGAGGGAACAGCAAAGAACGCAAAGGAATGCTCTTCCTGCACGCACTTGCCTTGGAACTGAAGAGTTGGCTGCTTCAGCTTCTTGCGAAGCCACTCCAGCACATCTGCCGTCTTTGTAGGGATGGATGCCTCAGAAAGAGTGCCAGTCACTGCAATGAGAATAGCTACGACCATTGTGAAGTGGATGCCTTAGACATTCGGGGTTTCGTTTTCTTTAAACTCTGCGCCCAGTCCTCATGCGCCGACGCCGACGACCACCTGCAACGGCCCCGGTCTTGCGTAGGTACTGTGTCTTGAGATTGGGACGGAAAGGGGCAAGTGCAGTCTCCCTTGCCCGACGTTCAAGACGATCTTCTTCATCTTCCTCCTCTATCGGCCCAATGTTCCTCCTCTTCGGGACCTTCGGTGGTGGGACAGCCGCCTTGTCAGCTGCCCTCTTCTTTCGCAGTGCCTTTTGCATGGGGTTTTCTTGAGAAAAGTCCTCTCCGACTTGTTTCTTGGCCACCTTGAGGGCTGCCGGCGGGTTCACCTTTGTCGGCGCAGGCTTAAGGGGTCCAACTCCCGCAGCGGCTTCCTGTTCCTTCGCCGTGGGTGCCGGTGCCGGGGTCGGCTTCTTTGCAAGAAGAGGATTTGCGACTGAGAATGTGCCGTTTCTCCGGGTCTTGTTCTGGGCCAAGATCTTGTTCCTGCGAACCACGCCTTCCGCCAAATCCTTCTCCTTCTGAGCCCTCTTTGCTATCTGATCTGCCGAGGTTGGAAGCGCCGGACGCAGCGGCTTCGGTCCGACCCCAATGGCACCAATGCCGGATCGGATCCCCTGCGCGGCGGAACTCGCGGCGTTTCCTACGGCGCTAACACCAGATTGGATCCCCTGACCAGCAGCACCAACTCCAGAACGAACCCCCTGTGCGGCTCTAGCAGATGCACCGGTCAATCCCCTGTACATCCACGAAAGACCCCCTCCAATGCTATTCATAACACTGGCCCCTGCGTCGCTCTTTGCAAACTTGATTGCAAGCCAGACTACAAAGAAAGTCACAACTGCATACCCAACTCCCTTCAAGACCTCAACAATTTTATCGTGATGGGTTTCTCCTACAGTGAGATCAACCGGGGGCTGAACAACCCGAACGGGCGGCTTGGCTGGAGGGGGTACGGATTTATATACAAGATTTGCGAGAACACTGCTGCTGATTGCAGTTTCCGGAGCCGTCATAGGGCCACTCATTTGAATGCTTGTCATGTCGGCTACCGAGATTGTCACGGGTTCCGCCATGATAATCACCCAACTGTTTCCTCCTCCTGACACATAAAATGGTGCGTTCACATCCACAATGTCCCGTATATTCAGACTGGAGACCGTAACATCACCTGCAGTAACTCCGGGCATGAGACCTGCAAACTTATCAATAAAGTCTGAACCAGGACCGGTTGCATTTGTCCCAGAAACGAGGGGAACCAGGACAACAACCCCGGTTCCATTAATCCCCTCACCAGCAAACTCCCCAATTTGAAAACACGCATCGTATTGCTGTCCGTCTATCCGAAGTGGAAAAGGATAGTAGATACTCATGCGGTTGATACCACCATTTGCAATTGGATATGGGAACGGAGGTTTTCCTATCGGCAATGTGAGGCCCAATGAAAACGGGATAGATGGCTTCAAAAATACCCTTGTTAATCCACCATGCGTAGCCCGATTGAGACGCTGACTTTCGTCGTTTGATGGATCCCATACTGTCTTTGTATCAAATCCCTTCTTCGTCATGGTTGCTGCAGTTGATGTGTTGTCGGCTAGTGCGATCGTAACTGCCCCTGCAGTACGGGCCTTTGCAACGCTTAGTTCCAAGTCTTCGGCCCCCATTGTCTCTAGCAAACAAAACAAGTATCACGAAGTAACAAGATGCCGACGCCGCCGCCAACAATCGCTCCTCCGCCAACAACACAACTGCCACCGTCGAAGGATGTCCCGTGGTGGGGTGTGCTCATCGTGGCATTGCTTGTCTCCATCATCTCTGTCGTGGGCACGCTGTACGCACTGAAACCGAGCACCGGCACACCCGGAATGCCTGCTGGGTTTAGCAGTCTGCTCACAGACTCAATCACGTTCCTTCCCCACATTCTCATCTTATTCGGCGTCCTTGCCGACATTTTCACGATGCAGGGTGCGTACTCTATTCCCAGTCTCGTGGGTATCTGCTCCATTCCTATCAACTGGGCCCTGGGCAAGGGACTGGATGGACTGAATGTTGTCTTTACGGACCTGCTTGCAATCTACAATACGCGTCGTGCTGTGGCTGCTGTCGCCAAAGGAGGCGGCATGAGCCAGTGGGATGGATGCGAAGTCAAGGGATTTGAACTCCTCAAGAGCGAGTACGCTCCTCAGGGGCTTGTTGTCACCGCAACTGTCTTTTGGTATTACCTTCTGGATCTCATGATCAACCGTGATCCGATGGACACTATCCTGACCTGGATCTCCTTCATTCTGTTCTTTGGTCTTCAGGCCATGCAGCTGGCATCGTGTGACAATATGCAAAATAGCTTCTTTGTCAAGACCTTCATTGCCCTCGCAGAAGGATTTATCATCGGAGGAACTGGATACGGCATTGTGCAGTCCAGCATCCCGACCCGCCTGCCGTCGGCCATTCTCCCGCAGGGTCCCAGCCTGACCTCGCTGACGAAGCAGGCCGATGGCAGCTACACGGATGCGTCTGGCAAGGCGTACATTGTTGGACCGGATGGGCGCCCGATCCCGATGTCCTTCATTCAGGCTGCTACGACCGCGCCTTCCTGATCAGCGTATAGTACATGATCATGTTCGTTCCCGAGTGACGACCCACCTCGGCACCATTCTTGAAAACCACGATTGTCGGCACAACCTCAATGCCCATCTTCTTCCCCAGTCCCTTCAGGTCAACGTGGGTATTCACAGACGTCCACTTGACATCTGGAAACTCCTCCTTCAGGTCCTCAAGTGCAGGCTTGATCACGGTACACGGGGTACAAGTCGGAGACCAGAAATGAAACGCTTCAACACTCATTCTACTTTATCTACAACATCTATTTGTAAATGACCCCGCTCGGCGCGGATCACCGGGGTCTTGGAGATGATCTGTTTGGTCAAGTTTACGTCACGGGCCTTACACAGTTCCACAAACGCCTTGTACAAGTGCTTGTCAATCAACTCCTTGTCCAATGTGTCAATTGAAGACCGAACCCAGGCCACAATATCCTTCTGCTGCGTAGGACCACCCATGATCCGCAGAGGGCAGCCGGGAAACAGTTCATCCACCACCACCGGGATCTCAGGCTTGGACACAACGCCATTCACAATATCCTGCGCCATCTTATCCACCACCGCATTCTGCTTGGACAGCTCATCCAGACCACCCGTGTGTGCCTTGACGTGAACGAACCGATGCGACTTGAACTTGGACAGGATAGCCGTCGTTTCCTTGATAAGATCCTGGTGAAGAACATCCTTGCCAGCCGCCGTCTTCCAACCCCGGTTCATCCAGCCCGTAAGCCAGGAGGTCAGGCAATTAATGGAATACTCGGAATCGGAATAGATCACGAGGTCGCAGTCAATCTCGCCACGGTCCTCAAGGGTCTTGACGGCAAGAAGAATGGCCGAGAGCTCGGCGCGGTTGTTTGTTTGATCCTGGTCGTCAGGAACTCGGTGGGCCGATGACCAAGAAGGGTGATCCGGAAACCAAGCCGCGTATCCTGCCTTTGCACCCTTGCGACCATTTCCCGTACAAGATCCATCTGTGAATACGCGCATGCCTCTTACTTGTTCCTCCGTTCTAATTCCATTTCAAGCGCCCGCGGGTCGTCCCACAAGGCCGAATCCACCACGCCATCAATCTTTGGGTAATGAACATACCGAGGCAATGTGGTCACAATGCAGCGGCTGACAATGGCCGATTGCAAAAGAGCCTCCTCAATATGAAACCACACGCGACAGCGGAATGAGCGCTGTTCCAGGGAACGACGAAGCATCTGCTGACAGGCCAAGCTCAAAAAATGGGCGTGCCAAATCAGCAGAATGCGGACACGCGTGGATCTCTGCGCAGGAGCAAAGGCAATCCACTGGGCGAACCACTTGGCAAAATCGTCAATTGAATTGGAAACGGCGGCGTCTACTTCTTCAAACTCACACTGGTCTCCGTATTTGGTCTTATACGCATCCCAAAGTGTCTTGGTCTCTCGGTCATTCAAGCATTCATACAATATACGGTGGGGCGGAGGAAAGGAGCCAACCGGCGACTGTGGAGAAAAGGAGCCAACCGGCGACTGTGGAGAAAGGGGTGCTGACATTACTCGGCCTTGTCACTAGATCCCACGATCCGTTTAACAGGGATATCGGCAGAGACGATGTAGATGCTGTTCTCCGTGGCCACGATGAACACCTTCTCCTCCTTGATACGGGCGATGCTCTCAATGGGCGAGGTGTACTCCGTGTCCGACTTGACTAAAAATTTGGTGGTGTCCTGCACGCCGATGCAGCACTTCTTCTCCACGCTGTCATTGTAGTAGTCAAGGTAGATGGGCTTGTCATTCTCAATCGCAATCTTGGCAGCAGCGGCCATAACAGTGGCAGAGGGGACGGCACTCATTTTCTTTGACGCAAGGACTTCCTGCGACTCTTTCTACCGCGAGGTGTCCGACGACGCCGACGCTTGCCGCCAAACTCGTCCGTATCCATTGCAACTGGCGCCGGCTCAGGCTCGGGAACATATGCATCCTGACACAAGACTTGAGTAACACCCAGATAGGGGAATGCGCCCAACTCAACCTCCTTTGTCTCGGTTCCCAGTTGAAATGTTCCAATGAGCATATTTGTCTCAAGTCTCTTTGATTGCAGTCGCCCAAGATACCCATTCTCCGTCGCATAACAGAAGCCTACGTCGGGGAAGTCGGCCATTGTATACACTTTATAAAACAAAGTGAGGAAGATAATCCATTTTTCACGGGTTATAGCTTGAGAGAATCATCAAGCTTGAACCGTGACTTCATGTTCAGGCACGGTGTCTCGGCCTTCGGAATGGCAAGGATGCGTCGCACGGGATCCTTCACCTCCGGAACCTTGGCTGCCACTGCAAACACGAACCGAACCAGAGCATCCACGTGCTCCTCGCCTGCCGGTGTCTTTTGGTGACGAACGCACTCCTTGAGATCATCCACAATGGTCTTGACAAAGGCCGACATCACCTCCGGCGGAAGCAGTCCCCGAGCAAAGAGCTCAGACACATACACCGCAAAGGTTCTCTTCTTCTCCTTCTGCTTGGTCCAAGCAATAATCGCATCCGTATATCCCGCATCCGTGTGGTGGGGAACAATGGTCACATTCGTATCTGCATACAGCGTATCAAACATCATGACCTGTACCATGAGATCCTGCCGCGCATCCGGATAGGCCGACGCAATGTCCTTGTAGGCATCGGCCATCAGCGGCGCATAGAAGGTCTGCTGAATGCCTCGGTCAAACAGCAGCGTCGTGACCCGCAGGCGGAACATGGAATCGCGACTATCCAGCTTCTCCATTATGGAGACCATCATCTTGTCATAGGTCTGCTTGGTCAGCTTGTTCAGGAAGGCATTGACTGCATCGTAGTCCGCGTCATCCTTCTCCCGAACCTTGCGATGAACAGCAAGAAGCGCCAACTCACGCCAGTTAGAGGCTTCCTCTGCCGGTGCCCGGCGAATGACCTGGCGCCGGAAGGACGGCTTGAAGGAGATCTTGAGGGTGGAGATGATGGTGCGAATGGCATCTGCGAGAGGAGGACGGGAGCTCGTGCGAAGAGAATAGAGAGTGGCGACGTCCATTCTGCTCTTCTATTCTGTTTAGACAATCGTATCCGTTTTCTACCAATGGGGACCTGTTTTAGTGTAGACCAACCCATGATGACGATCGGCATCAAGACAATTCCGGCCTCCAAATTCAAGAACATCAAGACCTACCAGGATGCCCTCCGGTTGGCCGGCCACATTGTGCCAGAGGACGAGAGCCTGACCATCTTTCGGAATGAGGTGATTATCTTTGCACCTGCCTACACAAAGTTTCAGTTTGCGGATGCTGTTCGCTACAAAAAGGTCACGCTCCCCATCCGAAAGTTGTATGGCAAGTAGCGCGTACGACAAAACGGATTAACACCCCGCAATAAAGATAGAGTGGCGAAGATGTCCGACACAACACCTATGCCCATGACGTGGATCCTCTGGTACCATGATCCCAACGACAACAACTACTCGGAGGCATCCTACACCAATATCGCCACTCTCTCCACTCCTGCAGATTTCTGGACCGTGATTGATGCCATTTCCAAGGATGCTTGGGAGTCAGGCATGTTCTTTCTCATGCGAGAGGGATACCGCCCTCTGTGGGAGGCACCCGAGCACATCCGCGGAGGTGCTTGGTCAAAGAAGGTGGATGCCAAGGACACCTGCGAGGTGTTCATTGACGCCATGGCTCACTGCTTTGTGAGTGACTTTCTAGTCAATTACAAGGAAGCGATCGTGGGTGTCTCCGTGTCACCCAAGGGACAGTTTCATATCATTAAGATCTGGAATACCACGACCAATATTACGGACAAGAAGCTCTTTGCTCCGACCCTCAAGATGAAGACCACCGACGATATTGTCTACAAGGCGCATAATACGAGGCCTAAGTAGTCGACGCCGGCAGCGGCATCAGGCACAGCTTGATATCACCCAGATTGGCAATCACATAGCGGATCATGATGAACCAATCATTTTTCATATGCACCTCCAGGTTGTTGGAGAGGTTGGAGCACTTGGTAAAGAGAACCAGGTGCGGCAGAGAGAAGGATCCACTCACAATTTCCGTGGACTCATTCTTGCTCACCGACATTTCCGACGCTGCATCGCCCATCGTCACGGTCTGCGAAGCAAACGGGCCCTTGCAAGAAAAGGTCAGCGTATTGCCCACATTCTTGATGTCCACCGTCTTGGCCGACAGCAGGGTCATGTCGCGACAGATCTTCTGAAAGTCCAGCGAGGGCATTGTAACGCGCGCCGAGAACACCGTCTCCGGCATTGTGATGTCCGACTCATCACAATCCAGCAGATTCAGGCGATACTTGATACGACGCCCCTTTTCGCCATTCTCAATCGTGATGGTCAGGTGATTGGACTCGGCCTTGGACACGGAAAACGTGATCGTGTCGTCGTTGGTGACCGTCTTCACAATACGATAAAAGTGATCCGTGTTCAGTCCCACACTGAGCTTGGGGGCCTTGTTGTTGTACTCGTATTGCTCAAACTTATTCGCGTACAGCCGCATATGCGTCAGCACGGTCCGCGAATTGTCCATGGCAATCATGCGGATACCATCCTTATCAAAAACAAGGCTCATTTCCACCAGCATGGACTTCAGGCCCTCGGCGAGGGTGCGGATGGGCGACGTCTGGACTGTCTTGGCAATCACAAGGTCGTCGGAGCTCATTTATGTATGATTGAGGCTCGGTGTCTAAGTTCTTCTACGCGCGGCGACGTGTGCGGCGACGTTTCAGTCCAGCCGGAAGGCAGTTAAAGAACTCCCCCTTGCTGTTCATCCTGTAATCATAGACCTCGTATCCAGGGTAACACTTCTTCTTGGCAGCTGCAAGACGCTGCTTGAGGGTCTTGCGACGACCACCGCGACGTCCTCCATCAGGTCCCGCCGGATCCTCGGCATCCTCCTTCAGTGTCAACTTGTGAATGATGATATGGACCTCGCCCTCGTCTCCGCGGCCCCAAATGAAGGTCTTCCCGATGGGTCGCTCTGCGGGTCTCGCACGCCGAGGTCCGTAGCGGTTGGCATTGTCTTCCGTAAAATCGGGCTCCGGCTTATCATAGTCATCAATGATCTCCCATCCTTCCTCTCCGGCCCGTGCAGTGATATATGCCTTGGCTTGATCAAACGTCCGGTATGCAACGGAGGCAAGGTCCTCTCCCTCCTCAACCACGTAGACACTCATTATGTTTTGCCTAGATTATTCATCTGTGTAGGCCAGCAAGCACAGAGAGAATACGCTCATACCAATGGCCAGCCAGCGAAGACCCTTGATGCTCTCACCAAAGATGAACACGCCGCTCAGGGTCACGATAATGTCACTCATCAAGTTCCAGATCAGGTTCACGACCGTCATGTCTGCATGAGTGAGCGCCTTCAGGAACAGAAACGGCTGGAAGGCATATACAACTGTCGCAGCAGGGAATCCTACAGAATAGGGGAGGGTCTTTGTGCTCACCATCTTCAGAGCACCCATCATGAAGATGTCCATCATTGCCATCACAGTTCCAAAGGCAACCGGAAGCATATCAAAGCTACCCCATTTCCAATTCACCGACTTGATCAAGACATCAACAAAGTCGCCCCCCTTTGCCATTACTTCCTCGCAAGAAAAGGAAGCACGAACAAGACCAGCACTCCAATCAGAACGACAATGTCCACTGTGCGTACTAGCTTCTGTTCCCGTTCAGGAAGATCCATAAAAGCCTTCATGTACTCTGGTGGCTTAGCCCAGCCCCACATCCATCCCAAAAAGGTGGGCTTGAGACGATCCTTGCAATCAAAGATCATGTCATACCAAGCGAGCAGTACATAGGCAACACACGCCAGCAGAAAGGCCATCAATACTCGGTGCTCCCAAGCCTTAAAATGCGGCATCCAGTAGACCACCAAGACAAACAGGGAAAACACGAGACACTTTGGGTTAAGTGTGAGGTGTGTTCCAAATAATCCGCCGCCCATTACTTAGTGTAAGTGATATAAATTAGCGCATACATGCCCAAGATCGCCTTGAGCGCAATCACGCGGTAAGGCATGATCAAGTCATAAAGCTCCGCCAGCAGAACAGTGGACGTGATCATGAGCGCATCGGCCAGCAGAATGGTCCATCCGCCTTCATCCGCGTAGGTCTTGAAGACATCAATCATACTGTTCTGCCCCTGTGGCAGAGCGCGGATCACGGCAAAGTAAAAAAAGAGGTCGTGAAGAAGCTGGACAAAGATAGCTCCAAACACCAGGGCCACGCCGTAGGCACCCGGAAACAGCAGAGTGGCCAGCAACACGCCCAGCATCAGACTAAAGACATCTGCGGCTACAGCGGCCACTCCAAACTTGTCATACCAAAGCTTCAAGGAACCTGTGGGCGGGAGAAAGGAGAGGTGCTGACCAGGGGCGACCTTGGTGATCACCATGACCACAAAATCCACCCATGTCGCCGCCGCTAGCAAGGAAAGCAACCGCATTACTTATTGCGGCGGGTTTTTCCGTGCGCCATGCGAGCCGACTTCTTGCGCGAGACAATGCGGCCCCACTTGTTCATCTTCAGGTCCGCCTTTGTCAGTCCGCCGCTCGTGTGGTGAGCCGTTCCATGCATGACTTGGGCGCGAGATCCAATCTTCATTTGTTATTCGCAGGGAATATATAATGTCGGTCGTGAAATCCATCCGGCGCGGCAGGGTCGCTCTAGTTACATTTGCAAGCGGGCCTTACATGGGAATTGAAAGGAAGCTTGTCAAGAGCATGGAGAGGTTCAATCCGTTTATACCAATGTTTGTCTTTCACGATGAGTCGGAGGTTGGCGCACCCAAACATAGGGACGCACCGTACGCATTCAAATCGTATGCGATAAATGCCGTCCGCATGAAGGGATACGACATTGTCATTTGGTGCGATAGCTGTTTGCGTGCCGTCAGGTCATTGGATGCGTTCGTAGATGAAATTGTATCAAGGGGAGTCTACCTGCAGAAGGATGGGTGGATGTGCGGAGAATGGGCGAATGATAGAGCACTTGAATACTTTAACGTGACTCGCGAGCAATCCATGCACATTGAATCTATATATGCACAGTGTATAGGGTTTGACTTTAGATCAAAGATCGCACACGATTTCTTGTCCATGTGGATCGGCGCGGCACAGGCTGGTATATTCAAGGGTAATTGGAAAAATGACAATCAGACCGAGAGCAAGGACCCGCGCGTTAGAGGGCATCGCCACGATCAGACATGCGCAGAGTTAATTTCCTACCACTTGTCTATTGTCAAGGGACCTATAATCGCCCACGACGATCAAAATAGGCCGCGTTATTTTACCACATGGGATCATCCTTAGATCCCAAATGCGGGGTGGGCTTTTTTGTTGAGATCTAGTGGACTGTCAATGGGATACGTATGGATAGACGGATTCGCTAGCTTCAGAAAACGACCAACATTTGACGTAACGTCTGTCCAACACGACGACGCAGTGATACACACTCCTAACCCAACGAGCATTTCGGTCGTCTCATCATATACCTGTTGCTTCGTCTTTGACTCCAGCGGAACAATAGAGTTCTTGTGCTTGTTTTGTGCGTCCTCGTGTAAAAATTGACGAGAGTGATAAGACCCTCTCTTATTTGCAGAAACCGTTGAGACGATTCGATTTGCAGGTAAGGACGCCCTTGCTTCTTCCACGACAGTATAGTCATCCGACTGAATAAAAAAGACAGTTGAAGGTTCGTACGGAATTATGGCAAGAATGCTAGAAAACGGCGTATGCTCTACTTCTCTACTTTTATCGCCCCGACGAACAAAAACCGCTGTATACTCGGACCCGATTTGGCGTTTTACGGCGTTGATTCGTTCCTTGAGCTCGGGACGCAGAGCGAATATACTCTGAATACACAATGAGTAGTCAAGCATTCTAAAGTGCGGATGAATACCATTGGCCATGTGTGTCGATCGAAGAATATTTCTATACATCGGAAATCCAGGCCGGAGCTTCAGGGATGTAAAGTAGTCATGCCATCCATCGCGGAACGTGTAGGGCCATCCTACGTGTTCAATGTAAAACGGTATACCTAGCGATGCTGCGTGTAGGTATGCATTGCACATGAAAAAGAAGACAGAGAAGAACCCCCCGCCATTGTTCAGTCCGCTGTTCAGTTGAAAGACAACTGCGTCGGGCCTACTCATTCCATTTCCTTATTATATACAATGAGTGTATACGAAACATACCGCGACAAACTTATTCATCGTCCCGAGCGCCAATGGAATAGTGATCCGATAATACTGTATAATCAGAGCTTTTCTGACACCAATCCAACCTTCAGCATTGTTGTGCCCATTCATAACCAAGCAGGTGTCATCTCGCGCGTCCTTTCAAGTATTCTCACGAATACGCTTGGCACCTACGAAATGATCCTCATTCTTGACGGCTGCACCGATTCTTCAAAGCAAGAGGTCCTTGACTGGATAGGCTCCGTCAGTAGACCGAGATCTCTTGTGAAGATCTATGCTCATGAGAACCCAGTTGGTATATTTGAGACTTCCTGTGATAATCAAGGATTTGTTCTGTCTCGCGGAGAGTTCATTGTTGAAATTCAAGCCGATATGCAGATCATAACACTAGGGTATAACATAGCGCTGGCGACTCCGCTTGTGATATTTGAGGACTTGATTGCGGTAAGTGGCCGCTGTTGCCATGGACTAAATAGTAGGTCACCTTCGCACAATATCGGAAAGCTGGGCACGGCAACCGACAATCCCCACACGCTCGATTCATTTGAATGCTTCAATCGCGTTGTCTTGTCACACACCGTGAACAGAGGACCGCTTGTTCTACGGCGTAGCATGGTGGAATCGCTTGGATATCTTGACGAAGAACACTATGTCCTTGGTAATGACGAGCATGACCTATTCTCACGCGCCTGGGTTCAAAAACAATGGAGAACGGGGTTTGTTCCTGTAGAGGTGTATTCTCCTCAGCACTGGGGATCCACGAGGAAGGCGATGCCTTCTGAGGTTCGTAGATATCTCACAAGTCGCGAGGCAAAATGCAAGAATGGATTCATGACGAGAAACCGGGATAGTATTCTGTACCCCGCCGCAGATGTGCGTCAAATTCACATAGATCGCCAGAGTGCAGCAACGCAAACTCTCCTAAAGTAACAATGATATCTGGTCGGGCATTTGCAGATGCTGCAACGTGGATATACGATAACAGGTATTCCGATAAGCCATTTTCATCAAGTAAATCCACAACTGGCGATTGTGTATTCATAAACGGGGATCTACTTGATCAGTTTGTGAAACAAAAGACATCCTCTATCCTTGCAAAGCATAGACGGTTTGTGTTCATCGTTCATAACTCGGATTTGAGTTTTGATGCACGGAGGCTTCGTCTGCTTCTCCCCCATGCACTTCATATTTATGCGATCAATACATCTATTCGCCATCAGCAATTGACCACGATTCCACTGGGCTTCGGCGACGGCGCAGTTAAATTCGCATCGTCATTCTCGCCGCCCACGATGGAACGAACCATTGAAGTCTATCTAAACCTAACGCTTGGAACTCCAGGCCAGCGAAGGCATACGTTGCGTACAGAATGCATTCGCGCACTTGCAGATGATCCTCGCGTATTCATCGCGTCTAACCGTAGCATGCCCGAGTACTTTGACGACCTATGCCGTTCCAAATTTGTAGTATGTCCAGAAGGAACCGGTCATGATACGCATCGGCTCTACGAATCTATTCTGTGCGGTGCTATTCCAGTTGTTCTGAGTGGCCCCCTCAACCACTTTTATCAGACCCTTCCTGTCTGCATTGTCACAAATTGGACAGATCCATACTATGAGCCAATCGTAAAAGGAATGTCATTTAACATCCGCAACTACTACAAATGACCATTGTTATTCAGATAGGAACCAATACCGGCAATGATCATGTACGCGACTTGTGCATGCGAATCAGACCATCATTCGTATTGCTCGTGGAACCGTTTACAATTCACAATGCGGAGATCAAGAAGAGCTATGCTGGAATTGCGAATGTTGCGTTTGAAAATGTGGCAATCACGCCAATGCCAATGGAAACAGCAACGCTTTACTTTGCCGATCGTGATGGACCTATGACAGGGCCCACGCGCAGCTATGAAGTGACTTCAATCGTACAAGATCATCTCATAAAGCACGGATATACTCCCGACGAATTGCGTTCATTCGTCGTCCCCTGCAAAACACTGACGCAGCTGTTTGATACGTATGGGATCAAGCACATTGACTACCTATTTCTAGATGTAGAAGGTATAGATTTTGAAGTTCTAAAAAGCATTGATTTCCAGCGGTATTCTATAGCAAACCTCCAAATTGAATTCCTTCACCTTGACAAGGACGAATTGGTCTCCTTCATGAGCGAACGCGGGTACAGTATTGGAAAAACACTGCATAAATACGACATTATGTTTGTTCAGTCAAGAAACCTATCTTCATAATGGCAGCAATATCGGATAATGAACCGCACCGCCGTAATCACCGGCATCACAGGTCAAGATGGATCTTACCTTGCCGAGCTCCTTCTTGAAAAGAACTATACAATCGTCGGTCTTACACGCAGATCCTCCACGCCGAACACTAGTCGCATCGGTCATCTTCTGTCTCACCCCAATCTCACGCTCGAGCAGGCCGATCTCACCGATTCCGCATCCATTGCTAACGTCTTTGCTGGGCTCCACTCCGCAGAACGCATTGAGGTCTACAATCTTGCTGCTCAGTCCCATGTGGGAACCTCATTCTCTCAGCCCGAGTATACGGCAAATGTGGATGGGATTGGGCCTCTGCGCATTCTAGAGGTGATCCGTCAGCAAAAGTTGACTGACAAGACGCGGTTCTATCAGGCATCCACGTCGGAGCTCTTTGGCAAGGTTCAGGAGACACCGCAGACCGAGACCACGCCTTTCTATCCCCGGAGCCCCTACGGAGTGGCCAAGCTGTACGCTCACTGGATTGTCAAGAACTACCGGGAGAGCTACGGACTGTTTGCCTGCAGTGGAATTCTGTTCAATCACGAGTCTGAGCGCCGAGGCGAGGACTTTCTCACTCGCAAGGTGACAACGTCCATCGCCAAGATCTATTCGGATCCCACCTTCACGCTAGAGATTGGGAACATGGATGCTAAGCGCGACTGGGGACATGCAAAGGATTATGTATACGGAATGTGGCTGATGCTTCAGCAAGACGTTCCGGATGATTTTGTATTGGCCACGGGAGAGACGCACTCTGTCCGCGAGTTTGTGGAGCTTGCATTCACGATTGCAGGTCACAACATTACGTGGTCCGGGACCGGCGCGGATGAGGTTGGAAGGGATGAAACGGGGCGAATTGTTGTGCGGATCAACCCAAAGTTTTACCGTCCGGCTGAGGTGGATGTCCTAGTGGGTGACCCGACAAAGTCGCGGACTGTTCTTGGTTGGCGGCCGAAGATCTCCTTCCGCGAGCTGGTTACTCGGATGACAGACGCGGATGCTTGTCAATGACAAAAAGAATGTCATCATACCGACCCTTCACAGACCGAAGATCAAAGACCTTGATGAAAGGCTTCAGTTCATCTGGTGTTGCCGCCCGAAGCTCCTCAATCCAGCTGATGTTCTGAATATCTTCCACGACCAGAACACCTGTCTCCGTCAGGAACTTGGAATACGAGGAGACACATACCTTCATGCTCTCCAGCGTATGCGGACCATCATCTACAATTACATCAAACTGCATGCCCTTCCACCAGGAAAGCGTGGTGGGAGAATATGCATCCACCTGCGTCTTGAGATTGACCCGAGGGTATCCGTTCAGAAATGTAGAAGCTGGGCGGAGAGGAGCAAGATCAAGTCCGTAGATTGATGCATTGGTGAAGTAGTCAGACCACAGAGCAATGCTGCCTCCGTCGTAGATGCCGATCTCCATGACACGCGTGGCGGAGGTCCGAAGGCGGCCGAACAGAGTCTCATAGGTTTCAATGTAGGAATGGTCGGTATTCTTGTCGGTGAGAGCGTTATTGATAAGAGACAGCATTCTTGTTGATAGGGCCCTGAAGATTTCCATATATTTAACGACCTGTCCATACCTTCACAGGCACACCCGGCGGATGCCGCTGATACTCTTGGAATGTATATCCCCACCCCCGAACCTGCGAATGAATATCCCCGAACAGCGAAGGATCATCAGCGATGCTGGGGCGTCTCAGATGGCAGAGCAAGGCAAAGACCCTCTCAAGTCCGCACCGACGATCACGGTTAAAAACGTGATCTACCAGGAGCTCCAACGGAAGAGTATCCAAAAACGCAAGAGTAATCACACTCTGCACTCCGAAACATCCAAACCAACGTCCAGCATGAAAGAGATCCGCAATCAAGTTAACCTCCGGGAAAACCACAGCGAGCTCGGGAATAGCTGGGCTGTGCCAGCCAGGATGGAAATGCCACAGAAACTTCACATCCGTAACTGTATCCGTGGGAATCGGCGCAGTGATAAACACCGAGTCGTGAAGAATAACTGCCTTCTTGAAGCACCGGTGCTTCTTCAGATAGAGATACGGAAGCAGCTCGCCTCGTTTGGGGTACTCGGACGCAACCACGGTGCAGTTCGTCGGGATGTCGCCCCGTACAAATGCCGGATCACTTGCATCGTCAATCACGACAATCGGAGTGGTAGGGTAAAACAGCCGAATACACCGACAACACTCGAGCCAATACCGATTTGTGTCCTCTGATGTAACATGACGAGTAAGAATGAAACCGAGCTCGTCCATTTATAGCTCCGAAGACTAATATCCAGTATAGGTAACGCGTTATGGTCTCTGTTGTAGCGGTAGTCGCAAAATACAAGGAGGATATCTCCTGGGTTGATGAGCTGAAATGCCCCACCACGATCTATGACAAAAGCAAGGATGTGCCAAATGTAGGACGGGAAGCAGAGACATACCTGCGATTTATACTGGAAAATTATGACAGCCTTCCAGATCACGTGATGTTTCTCCAAGGAAAGCCATTCGACCATCTAGCGGTTGAGACAATAGAGTTTTTAAATGAATCTCTCGACCAGCGGAATTCGGAGGTTCGGTTCCTGGGAGGAGTATATACCGAAGGAGTCAACGCACATGGTCTTCGAACAACAGCCTCATTCCGGGCGTTATTCTCATCGGAACCACCAAACACGTTTGCATTCTCCCTCGGCGCACAGTATGTCGTTCCCAAACAGAACATTCTATGTAGGCCCAAGTCATTCTACGCCACCATTCGTGAAGTCATGATCGAGTTTGACAAGGGTGGTCTAAACGGGTGTTTAGTATGCCCGTGGACGATGGAGAGGATGTGGCCACATATATTTGATCCATCGGTACCCAATAAAGATCTAGTCCGGTCGAATCTGTTGTGAATTCATTCTTTCTTACACGCACTCCAAATAACACCGCGGATAGACGGTTGCTCAATCAATTCATTGACCGCTTGTTTTACACCCGGCCAACCATCCGAGTAATCATCGCCCATCAGTGTCCCACCGGGTTTCACGAGTGGCCAGTATGCCTTTATGTCTTGTTTCACCGGCTCGTATTCGTGGGCGGCATCAATATATACAATATCGGCAGTTATCTTTTGGTACGCCAATACATCTGCTGCTTGCATACTTGACAGTGGCAGAGGTACAACAACGTCGTCGTGTCCGAGCTTTTTCATGTTCTTTGTGAATGTATTGAAAACGGTGGGCCATCCGTTGACCATGTTCAAGGATCCACCGCGCTCAGGATCGTTCAGTCCCCATGTCCAGAACTCAGGGGCGCCCAGCCACGTATCAATGCAGAGGATTGTAAAGTTTGTGAATCCATTGCTCTTCAGCGTACCTGCAAACGTAGATGCAGACAATCCCTTCCATGATCCGACTTCAATAATAACGAGGCGATCTGTCCTTGACCGAGTGGCTACCAGCGACGCAACCACCGTAGAAAAGTCGGGATCCATCCACCCCGAGATATCAACTGTGTGATCGGTTACGTCAAGGGCCGAATACGCATTGCTACGAAGCGTATCAATGAAGTCCATCTATGTCCAATACCGACAATCAAAATCAACACGGATTTCCGTGCTCATTTTGTTTTTGATTTCTTGGCTGATTTCTTGTGTGAGACTTCCTTGCGGAGGTTTTTAGTTGCTGTACGCAAGACCGCCCATGCCGGACATCACGCGCAGCACGTTGTAGTTCACCGCGTAGACGCGCACCTGGGCCGTGCGGCCCGAGCGGACCGTGTTCACGCTGACCGTCAGCTGGAGCGTCGCCTTGTCAATACGCGAGAAGTTGCACGTGCCCGACGGCTGGTGCTCCTCCGGCTTCAGGGCAAACGAGTACACGTTGATGCCCTGGGTCGGCGTGCGGGTGTGGTGCTGGTACGGCTGCACGCGGGAGAAGTAGCGGCCCTCGCGCTCCGTGAAGCGGTCCTGGCCGTTGAGCTGCAGCTTGGCAACCTCCACCGGGTTCTTGCCCTCGCAGCGGACACCCGAGGAGAGGATGACCTTGGCGAGGAGGTAGTTCGTCGTGTCCTCGAACACGATGCCCTGATCGGCCTGCGCCGTCGCGAGCGAGGTGACACCCGTATCGAGCCACGACGCACCACCCAGCGAGGGGCCCGTGGAGATGCCGACGCCCGGGAGGTACGGGCCC